GTATTGGGAAAGCCTGTACATGCAAAACCCCACACCTGATGAGGGTAGTCTTATCAAGAAGAACTGGATCAACTGGTGGGAGTACGAAGAACCACCAAGCTGTGACTTTATCATGCAAACTTATGACACTGCCTTTAGTACAAAGACAACAGCAGACTACAGTGTTATACAGACGTGGGGAGTATTTCATTTCCATGAGGATAGTGAGGACGGTATAGAGGGAGTAGCAAGTAATTTGTTGCTACTGGGTAGTGTACGTGGTAGATTTGAATATCCTGATCTAAGACGTATTGCACAACAGGAATATCAAAAGCATAAGCCTGATATTTGTGTGGTAGAAAAGAAAGCAAGTGGACAGTCGCTAATACAGGACATGAGAAGAAGTGGTCTTCCTGTCTTGGAGTACATGCCTGACAAGGACAAAGTGTCAAGAGTATTTACTGCTTCTCCCTTGTTGGAAGCAGGAAGAGTGTGGTTACCAAAGGGAAAAGAATGGGCAAGAGAATTGTACGAGGAAATGATACTGTTTCCCTATGGCAGACATGATGATCAGGTGGACGCAATGACCATGGCAATACATTATGTCAAGGACAGTTGGCGCTTGGAACATCCTGAAGACCCGGACTGGGAGGACGATGTTAATCCACGCAGGCAGAAACGTGTTGCATATTGGAGAGTTTAATGCTATAGTATTTTTTATCACATTTGCTTTACAGGGAAAATAAGACAATGGGCTTAAAAGCTACAGATTTTATGGGTTTAATTCCTGCAGTAGTAGGAAGAAAAGGAATTAAAGGTCTAAGTCCACTAGGTTTACTTCTTAGTGAGGGTGATGACGATAAGAATGAAGAAGTAGTTCCTGCTCCTAAGACTGCTGAAGATGAACAGATGACAGGAACAAAAGGTTTGGGTGTTAGCACCACAACAACAAAAACTACTGGTGGTTTAAAAAAAGGTGGTAAGGTAGCTAAGGCTAAAAAGCGTAAAGGATTTAATGGTAAGGGAGCAGGAGCGGCACTTCGCGGTTTTTAATATATGCAAGAACACGTTTTAGAAAAGAGGCAGGACTTTTACTTTCCTGTCAACGATGATCACTTTTCAGGAGAAGAGTATCAAAAGCCACACAGAATAAGAAGTTTACAGTTTGTAGATGACTTTGATGTTGCATTGGATGTAGGCAGTCATGTAGGTACATGGGCAGTAGACTTGTGTAACAAGTTCAATAAGGTTTATTGTTTTGAACCAATTGAAATACACAGAGAATGTCTTACACGTAATCTGTCAGGTTTTCCTAGTGATAGATTTGAAATACTACCTTATGCACTGGGAGCAGAGAATGACGTAGAGATTGCACTGGAGTACGCTGCGGAAGGTAACAGCGGTACTGCTTCAATCACTACGAATGTAGAACAGGGAGAGTACAAGGCAGTACTAAAGACACTTGACTCTTTTGACTTTGAAAAGATTGATTACATTAAAGTGGACGTTGAAGGTTTTGAATTACAGTTTCTCAAGGGAGCAAGTGAAACAATCAAACGTACAAAACCTGTAATCAATATTGAAATTAAAAATACGTGTGAACGATTTGGTACTACACAACAGGAAATAGCAGACTACCTTGTTGCTGATCTGGGTATGGACTGCGTAGGTAAAACAGTAGCAGATTATATTTTTGTTTATCACACATAAGGTATAGATTAAATGGCAGAACAAAGACAAACACCTAAAAACCTTCCTATAGGTGGTAGTAATGTACCATCTGTAAAGATTCAAGCACCAAAGGAAGGTTTGGAAGGTCTTAAAGAAATGTTATCAAATGTTTTCTCTAAGGGAGATAAAGCTGCACGTGCTGCTCTTGGTCCTGCCGCTGCTCCTTTAGAAGGACTTTTAAGTTTATTTGATTTACGAGATGTACCTGCTGCTTTGTCTTCTGCAGGAAAAGATTTACAAACAGGAGTATCAGAAGGTGATGCTGAAGCTATGCTTGCAGGAGTTTTAGCAACTGCTCTTGTTGGCGCAGAAAATATACCGGGAGGTAGAGCAGCAAGTAAAGCAAGTAAGGCAAGTAATCGTATTAATAAAGAGGAGACTACGAGAGATTATCCTGATGTTAATCTAAGTAGTAGATTAAATTTTAAAAAACAAATACAATTTTTAGAAGACCATGGTTATAGTTTATTACGAGCAGACAGTAAAAACAAAGACTTTACATATAAAGTAGAAGATGATAGGATTATTGCTTATACCCCTTTAGGCGGAACAAAAACCAAGGTAGAACAAAAAACTTTTAAAAATCCCACTTTAAAACAAATGCGTAATTGGATGGGATATAAGAAAGGTGGTTCTGTGGTAGAACGTAATCCTTACAACTATACAGCAAAGGCAATATAGAACATGGCAACTGAACGCAATCCTTTTGATCCTATTCCTTCAGTAGAACTTTCAGTCGTAGAGATTCAAACTGAGAGTGAAGATTCAAATGCAAGCATGGAATACGATCCTAGTGATGGTGGTATTGTAGTAGAGTTTAAGAGTAATTTAGATGAAGGCTTGTCTGACGAACAGATCGAAGAAAAGGACGAAGAGTTTTTTAGAAACTTGGTAGACGATCTGGACGAAGAAACTCTTGAAGACATTGCCATTCAAGTACATGACAACTTTACTGCAGACAAGGACAGTCGAGCAGAATGGGAAAGTATGTTTGAACGTGGCTTTGATCTGTTAGGTCTAAAGCTGGAAGAAGCATCAGAACCATTTGAAGGTGCATGTACTGCAGTTCATCCAATCCTTATTGAGTCAGCAGTTAAGTTTCAGTCAAAGGCAACACAGGAATTGTTTCCTGCCAGTGGACCAGTAAAGTCCCAGATCATTGGTGAAGTATCAGAAGAAAAAGAAAAGCAAAGCCATAGAGTCAAAGACTTTATGAACTATCAGATCACTGAACAAATGCCTGAGTACTTTGACGAGTTTGAGCGTATGCTCTTTCACCTGCCGCTTATTGGATCAGCATTTAAAAAGATTTACTTTGACAGCAGTTTAAACCGACCTGTATCAGAGTTTGTTCCTATTGACCAGTTCTATGTGTCTTATTATGCTACCGATCTACGCAGAGCAGATCGCTACACGCATGTTATCTATCGCTCACCAGTAGAGATGCAGCGAGACATGGCAGCAGGAATGTACGCAGACATAGACCTACCTGAAGCAAGTACACCAGAGTTTGCTCCTATCAGTCAGAAGATGGATACAATTATGGGTCTGTCTCCTTCTGGTAGTCACGATCCACAGTACGTTCTTCTTGAGCAGCACTGCTATCTTGATCTGCCCGGTAAGTTTGCAGACGATGATGGTTTGTCTCTTCCCTATATTGTTACCATTGAAGAACAGAGCCGTAAGGTTTTGTCTATTCGCAGAAACTACAATAAAGATGATCGGCGCAGAGAAAAGAAAATCTTCTTTACTCATTATCGTTTTGTTCCCGGTTTTGGTTTTTATGGTCTAGGATTGATTCATTTCCTTGGTAATCTTACCATGACTGCAACTGCAGCAATGCGTAGCTTGGTTGATGCAGGTCAGTTTGCAAACCTACCCGGCGGCTTTAAGGCGAAGGGTTTACGTATTGTAGGTGACAATGATCCTATTGCTCCCGGTGAGTTTAGAGAAGTTGAAGCTACAGGTAATGATCTGTCCAAGATGATCATCAATCTGCCATACAAAGAACCTTCACAGACTTTGTTTCAGATGCTTAACTTTGTTACTGCTACTGCACAGAAGTTTGCCGACACAACCGAACAGGTTATTTCAGATGCAGCAAGTTACGGTCCTGTTGGCACAACAATGGCACTGTTGGAAGCAAGCAGCAAATTCTTTAGTGCAATTCACAAACGACTACATAAGTCACAACATGACGAATTTAAATTACTAAGTAGAATTAACTATGAATATCTACCTGAAGAATCAATGGTAGATATTCCAAACGGTACACTTAATATCTATCGTAATGACTTTGATGGCAGGATTGATATTATTCCTGTATCTGATCCTAATATTCCTTCCTCTGCACACCGTATGATGATGGCACAGCTTGCACTGCAGTTGTCTCAGTCAGCACCTCCCGGTATGTTCAATGTGGAAGAACTTAACAAGACAATTCTTCAGGCAGCAAACATTCCTAATCTGGACAAGATCATGCCTGAAAAGCCTTCACCAATGCCTCTTGATCCTGTCAGTGATATTCAGGCTGCAGTTAAAGGTATGCCAATTCAGGCATTCATGGGTCAGAACCATGACGCACATATTCAGGTAAAGACCATGTACATTCAAGACCCGATGAATGGTGCTAATCCTATGATGCAGCGTATTGTTCCTGTACTGCAAGCAAACATTCAGGAACATATGATAATGAAGTATCAGGAACAGATTAGTGGTGTGTCAAAAGAAATGATTGCACAGTACGGACCTGAAGCTGCTGCTGCAGGTGTGGACGTACAAGACCCACGTCTTATGGAACAGGTTATTGCCGCTGCTGCACAACAGGTGGCACAGGCAAATCAAGCTGCAGCACAGATGCAAATGGCAGCTACACCTGAAGCACAGATGGTTCAGATTGAACAGCAGCGTCTGGGTGTTGAGCAACAGAAAGTTCAAACACAGATGGCAAAGGAAGCTGCTACTGCTGCTAATAAGAACCGTGAACTTGATCTAAAGGAAATGGAAATTCAGTTGAATATGTTCAAAGAAGGTGCTAACCTTTCCAGTGCAAAAGAAGAAAAAGAACTGGATCGTAATGCAAAGAAAGCAATTGCAGCTTTGGATGCTCTTATTGATCTTGCCAAGACAGAAGCAAGCATTGACAAGGACAAGGCACTGAAAGCAGCAGACATGTTAACTAACTTTATTGGACAGGCACGTAGGGGATAATAGGTTTTGAACTTTTGGGATGAGTTGAATTTAAAGTACGAAGAAAAAATACTAGACTTAAAAAATTCTCTTGCATATGGTAACGCTTCAAGTTACGATGAATATCGTCACGCAGTGGGTGTGATTGAAGGTGTGGAATGGGCAACTGAATGCCTCAAGCACATTGTAAAACAACGTATCTATGAAGAGGAGGATATGGACTAGATGCAAGCAGTACGAATGGATAAGGCAGTTGATGCTGCTGATTGGGTAACAGACGAGAGTGCAGTAAAGGTAGACCTTAAAAGTTTGCCAAGCATTCCCGGCTTTCATCTACTGGTTCTTCCAGTAGCAGTAAAGCAGAAGACAAAAGGTGGTATTATTCTACCTGATAAAGTAAAGGACGATGTAGCTTACCTCACTACCGTTGCTAAAGTTTTAAAGAAAGGTGACTTAGCTTACAAAGACGAAGACAAGTTTCCTAACGGAGCATGGTGTGAAGTAGGTGACTATATTTGTTACGCAAAGTATTCAGGACAGAAGTTTATGTACAAGGGTATGAAGCTACTTCTTATCTTTGATGATCAAGTAATTATGAAAGTTGAAAAACCAAGTCTACTTGATCCTACATATCATCTTTCAAATTAAATTTGTATCTTATAATAATTTATTGTAATATACTAATACAGCGGGTAGATTAAACCAATACGTTAGATTCGCTGCTAACGGGTAAGAGAAAAAGGAAATATATTAATGAGTGAAGAATGGTCAACAGTTGACGTAAATTCAGATGAGGACAAAACTCCTAAAGTTGAGTTTGAAGTTGAAGAAGAAGAAGAATTAGAAGCTGCACCAGAAGTTAAGAAGGTTGAGAAGAAGCAAGAAAAAGAAGAAGAACAACCTGAAGAACTAGACGGTATTCAGACCAAGGGTGCAGAGAAAAGAATTAGACAGTTAATTCGTCAGCGTAAAGAACGCGATGAAGAATTACAACAGCTACGTAGTGAAATTAATAATCTACGTTCGGCTGTACAGGAAAGAG